AGCACATAATGCAGCTTGTTCTTCATCCATTCCATGATGTACCTTTGGCTTAGGAGGAATATACTTAGCACCTGAAATAACTGGATTTGAAGGTATCAGTGCCTCGATTGCATCTAGGACTGTTTCGTGTGTAATAAGCATCTTCTCAGCTTCCTCTCGCGTGCAACCAGTCATCTTTTGAACCATCGTGATGTCATCCATCTTTTTCTTGTTTAGTTGTAATACCTGAAGATGCGTTTTATTGAAGATTTATGCCCCCCTGCCCTGTTGTATGCCATCTTTCTTGCCATTCAACTAGGTTTTGATGCCTCTCTTGGACTCTGGGCTACGTTTGTTATCAAGCTCCTGCTAGGTATTGCAGTTGTTGTCGTTCTTGACATGTTCTGCGGTGTCGGTCTTGGAGTTGTCTCATGGTTCCTGGTTGCAGCTCCATTCATCATCACATCCCTTGCAACTGCAATTGCAATGGGAACAGAGTTTGACACAATTGTGCTTGGACAGGTAAAGAAGGAGGGATTTGTGTCCAAGAAGGACAAAATGGAATTGATCCCGGCAGATTCAAATGAGATACAGTAAAAATGAGTATCTTCTGTGCAGTTCGTATCTACAACGGAATCTGCAAGTTCATTGATTGGGTCTTTCCAGCTCCGAAGAACAATAATGTTTCATACTACATTCTCTCAGATGACTATGCTCAAGATGAGATCGTTGATTTGAAGCGCGTGCCCGAGGATTCAATCTTGATTGAGGAGTGGGAGAAGGACGGTGTGAAGAGGTGCAATCTCTTCTACGAGGGTGACGAGATTGTGCGCAATCGGTTTAATCCATTTGCAAAGGAGCCATACGTCCCCTGGATCTGGATTGGAGATAAGAACACCGAGGTGGATCTCACTGCTGCCATGCAGAAGTATATGGCTGTAGGCAATCTAATCGCAATCGATCTTATCCTGCATCTCATTCAGGTTCACCACGATACGGAGATTGTGTATATTGATGCTCGGACGCTTGAGGAGGTAAAGTTTCCGATGCAGGGAGTAAGTATCAAGGCTCTTGATGCAAACACCAAGTGAGCCATTCAAAGTAGCCGAAAGGTATATTCAACTCCGTAAAACATGCACCCCTGAGTCTTGGGCAGACACAGTAACCCTTATAAGCGACATGATCCTAATGCCGATCATAACATTATTTTTAGTTTTTCTTCATGTTGCCGATCCAATGATGATTGCAACAACATTATTAAAAACATATCAGGTCTGGAGAGATTATACTGAATATGTTGATCTTCGGTTCCAAGTTCAGTCTATGTTTGTCCATTGCCAGTCCGTTGGTGGACCTTTTATTACAACGAATAATCCACTGTATATGCCCTATGTATTTGCGGATGCCGTTCAGCGCACAAATGTATCCACCAAGTAATGCACGCGTGGAACGAACTGTTTGACGGCGTCTACTGTATTAACCTACCCACTCGGCCCGAGCGTCGCTTAACGATGCAGCGCCGATTTGATGAAGCTGGAATTAACGTAGAGTTTGTCAATGGACTTCCTGCTGTATTTATGAAGCGCTATTGGGAACTTAAGAATAAACATGATGGAGTCGATATTCAAAACCACTATCATATTGCATGTGCACTAGCTCATTGCTCAGTCTACGCACTTGCTCTTGCACGGGGTCAGAAAAAGATTCTTGTGCTTGAAGATGATGCTAGGATTCACATCAAGAGTGATGAAAATACCCGCACTTTCATGAAGAATGTCCCATCCAACTGGGATCTTTTGTATTTTGGATACATCCCTCTCTCAGAATGCATGTCGTATTGGAGGTATAGTTTAATGGATCCTCATGTGATTTCAGATGGAGTTGCAAAGGCAAGTAACTTATGGTTATGTCTTTCATATGCAGTCAATGAGATAATGATGAAACACATGGTCAATGTATATGGAGCTGAAATGCCAATGGCAATCGATAACTATTATGTTCGCGTAATTCAGAAATCAAGTGAGTTTAACAGTTATGCTGTCATGCCCCAGATCGTGGCAACAGAAGACGGTAGTTCTGATACAGACGGAGGAACTCAAAATGGTGTTAAGTCGGTTGATTCTAGGTATGCAAGTTATCAAGAGTATCGGGCTTAGCGAGTTCCCGTAGGGATCGCAAATTCACCACTCGGGGGCAGGTTGGACGGATAGCCGGTCTGGTTTGCAAGTCCACGCGCTCCATCACCTGTAAATCCATATCCAACATTCGCAACCGAACCGCCACCACGCATTGTGCGGCGGCGTGAGCGACGACTCTTCTTTCCCTTACGGGACTTGCGCCGACGACCACCCATGGGCTTGTATGCAGCACCATCCGGCACGGAGGTCATGTTAGGCACATATTCAAGAGAGCCAACTGAGATTGGCTGTCCAACACCATATCCATTGCCGCCGCGCAACTTACGCGAACGGCGACGACGACCACCAAAAGGAGAAGCTCCGCAAGTAGACATTTACTCTGTATCAGGAAGATGTTCTACGAAGACCCCGATACTCCCTGGTATGCCATCATATTGCTCGTATCCACGGATATGACATCCAATAGGTGCATCGTCAATGGTACTCAGTGCTACCAAATCAGGTTGGTGAAACAAATCAAGTAGATTAGCAATTTTTTCCTGACGCTGTGAAAAACTCAATGTGTCATGAACACGGGTTCCATTCAAGACCACGACATCATATACCACATAACTCTTGGGCGCCAGTCGAACGACTCTAAAAATGGTATCACAACAGAGTCTCTCATCCATGACCAGAGCCAGTCGCTCAGTCCGGTCTCCTTTCGCATCAGTGAAACATGCGTGGGCATTTCCTTCTTTATCGTGAGTCAAAAAAATCCATCCCGGAGTTCCGCTAATTTGAGGCACCTGACATGGGTCCGAGATTGGGTTGCCCTTCTTTACCAGCGGAGACAGCCGATAAGAGACTTTCATACGTTGGAACATTAGCGGATTGCGTCTTAATCTCTTGGGGTGGCTCGCTGAAAGTCGGTGCTGAAGGACGCGCTGGACCGGGGTCACGCGTGTCGACGGGTGGCGGAAGCTTCGTGGTCACTAGAGGAATTTCAGGAGCCTGAGGAGGCACTTCCATAGGAAGAGGCATAGGCATCGGCACCGGAGCGGGAGACGGAGGAGGAGCACGTGGAGGTGGGTAGAGTGTCTTCACAACATGGAAAACGGCAACGTGAATGAGTGCAAGAATAACTACGGTAGAGGCTCCAACGGAGAGGATGTTCCAGACGTCCATTTACATATTCAAGACCTTTTCTAAGCATACAACAAACCGCAATGTCCGACACCACTACCGTCCCCGAAGTGAAGACTGAAGAGGTTAAGATCGAAGCCGTTGAGACCAAGGTAACCGAGGTCGTTGCCACCGTCGTGCCCGAGGCAATGAAGGCTGATGTTGAGAAGATTGTCAAGGATGTACTGAAGGCTGCCATCAAGGAGCTTCTGGATGAGCTCAAGAAGTCACCCCTGAGCAAGGTGGATAAGGACGGAGATGGTGTCATCTCTGCAGCCGAGGTCAAGCAGGCAGTGACGGAGCAGGCTCAGAAACTGGGATGCGCACCGGCTTGCACGATCTCCTGAAAGAACCACGTATCCTCTCCAACCGTCTCCTTCCATATCCGAGGCGATGCAGAATAGAGTGTCAGCGTAACAGCTTCACTGTGATACACCCGTGAAAGAACTTCAACTACATGCGGTCGACTAAAAAAAGAGAAGGATTCATCAGGTTCAACCTGAATCACCTCAAGTGTTTTCTCAAACTCATTGTACCTTCCAAACCCGGTATAGAGATACCTGGTTTCGTATGTAGTTCCTTTTTGTTTTGCATAAGGCTCTGGAACCTTGTTTGTGATAGAGAGCTTCATTACTTAAGAACAACCGTGTTTGCGAAAATGATTGGGAGAAGGGCATCGTCGCTGACCGTGGCAGACTGCATACACTTAACCACCTCCGTCAGCTGAGTGTGAATCGTATTCCACTTTGCAGGGTCATTCAGATACTTGGTCGTGCGAGTGCGGTGGTCCGGAAATGCCTCGAACAGCTCAGCCTCCTTTGCCCCAGACAACTCCATATAGACACGCATCTGGATCTCGTCGTATAGTGGTACCTGAGGCCACCAGCGAGTGCGTGCCTTGGAATCAACAATGCGTTCGTGCTCTGCTACATATCCATCTGTGCGACCAATCAGCCGCCATCCATCATACATCTTCTTAAATGTCACTGTGTTCCGATCCTTAACCTCAACCTTGTTCTCTGCCTCATAGGTGTTGAGGATGCCGTTCTCATTGTTAAGTCCTCGCCTCTTTTGAACAGCGCCCCGAACCTCCTTAGCAACAAGATCACGAACCTCAATCGGCAACTCAGAGTGCCGAAGATCAATGATCATGTTCGCCTTCTTTTCCACTTCTCCAAGGACGTCTGTAATATCTGTCTTGCCTACACATGCCTGGATCCCATTCGCAACAAGATCCTTGACCGCCTGTGTATAGAGAATATCATTCTTCACCTTGGAGAGTGCCTTGCGATTCTCATCAGACTCAATCTTTGCAATGCGAATCTTGGTTGGAAGATGCTTTGAGAGGAGATCATACATCACCTCATTTGGCTGTTGGTAGGGATTGAGTCCGATGAGTGCAGCGACCTTAGAAGCAGAGATTTCGGGATTGAAGTTTGCCATTGTAACGAGTGTTGTTCTCTACTTAGAGAGGATTGGATCCATTTTAGACATGGAGAATAGAGTGTTTAGATTTCATAATCTACATCAAAATAAATGGTTTCATATCATGAACTGGTCACTTGAGATCATAAAAACAGGAGACAAACATCAACAATACATGTTAATGAAATATGGCTCTGGTTTTTTCTATTAAGCGAAGCTCTTCTGCATTCTAACAATTGCATCAATCCATCCGGGCATTCCTTGAAGAACATTTGAAACTGCAATTGTGTTTCCAGATACAGGTGTAGAATCAAACGTAGTGCCTTCACAGACGATCACAATGGCTGCAATCAGTAGGTGCTGCTTTGGTTTGGCTTCCACAGGACTCCACCGCAAACAGTACATCTTGTAGAGGATGTCAATGACCGGTCGCGCGTGTGCCTGAGTCTGCTTCCTGACCGCATCCCAAAAGATCCAGACTGGATGAGCTCCGTGGGGTTCTGAAACGAATTCATCAAATCGGTTTGCAAAGATGAGAGGCTGTTTGGTTTGTTTCTTATGCTCTCGACAGTAGGCAAAGACCCATGACATCCAATACAAAGCCCGGGTGACATCGCGGACATCTGATCGTAGGGAGTAAGCAAATTCATTGAGCGGGACTGCAACCGGTAAAGGGTCGGCAGGACGGATCGCGATTTGACCAAACAGCCTAGAGGGAGCCTTGAGATGTTCTTGAATGGTCTGTGGGTCAAAATCATGCAGGGGCTTGATTGTTGGAAGAGATGGCAATTTATTTTTGCGACACGTCGCGAGAGTGGCTGCCACCTCGCAAATGATCTGCCGAACATCCGGATTATTGCGAATAGATGTCATGGTCCCAACAGTAAAGACCTGTTCGATAGGAGCATATCGCTCATAAGCCGATGCAAGATAGACGAATACATTGGGATTTGCTCGGTTGATATGAAGTGCGGCTGCGTCAAAAAGCGTAGCCCACAAACTATGGACGAGTCCTGAACATAAGAGCTCAAGTGCCCAGTAGCATGCGTAATCTGCATGACCGAGTTGCACGTTCTGAAGGAGAACCTTCACGACGTGTGACCTTGGATGACCACAGAAAGTTGTTTTTTGAAAATCAGCGACAGTGCGCGGGTCGGAAACCTCCATTACCTTTGTAGCGGGGGAGAACCAGGTACGCTAAACGCAGATCGCCGGCGGATGATGTATCGAACAATAAAGACAATCGCGATAAGTGTTGTAAGTGTAATCAGCCAATTTAGAAGTGAATTCACCCACGATCCAGCCTGTTGTGCCGTTATAATTTGCTTCTTCTTGTCCATGCGTATCTGATTCCGGACGTTTTCAATTTGCTTCTCAAATGCAGAGACTGAATATTGTAGATCATCTTCAACAGACAATACCTTGTCCTTAACGCCGTTCACAATATCAATGGTCGATTGTTGCTGTCCGATTTGACTATCCAGGTCATTGCGCTTTGCAAGGAGGGTATTCACAATAGGCTGAGCTTCAACATTTGCAATACGTTGCTTTTCTTCTTCAACCCACTTGTCTCCCTTGATTAACGTGTAATAACTAACACGCGCCTGCTGATATGCATCAGGTGATTGATCGCGTGCATTCTCTGCCTGTTGAAGCTTTTCATATGCTGTCTTGATTTTTACTGCTTTGTTTACATTTGCATCAGCCACTGCAAATTCAGCATTAAACCGATCAATCTCTCTTTGATATATGCTTGCGTTTGGCAGTTCTTTATAACTAAACGGCGGACCCGGTTTCTGAATAGCTGGGACGGGAAGAACAGGAACGCTAATACTTGTATCACCCGAATAGACACAGGATAGAACACCCTTGTCTCCGATTCGTAGCTCATAGTTTTTCTGAGCTGGGCATGGGATGACACATCCTCCAAACCCGACTGGGGACACCATAAACTCAGAAGGACAGTTTCCCATTATCTAGTGCTTAGATAGATTCCAGTTGACGTTCCTACACAGAGAATGAGAAACGCAAGTCCTGAAGCATACTGTCCTGGAACAAGAAGAAATGCAATCAATGCAAGAAGGATCGTGAAGAGGGCGGTTTGGATTACAGCCATACTGGGTTGTTTCAGTATCTTCTCACGCTCTTGTTTGATCGGATTGGGCTGAACAGGAGGACGAGGAACCCTCATTCGGTCTGATGCTTGTTTGATTTTCTTACCCGCGTCCGAGACTGCACTGAATCCTGCATATTCAGATTTAATTCGTTCATATTCTCGGGTTGTCATTGCTGCATTTTCCTGGAAGGGGGCAGTGGATGAAATATTTTTCAGTGCTTCAGATACACGTTTGCGCTCTTCTACATACATTGGTGGTTCCATCCTGTCTGGACCGGGCATGGGGAGTTGATTCAGTCGAAAACTCTTTGAGTTATCGGTAAACAGAACACATTTATCAACAAGAGGGGGACCCTGCTCTTGCGCATATTTAAAACCAGCCGGGCACTTCATTCTACATGTCATAAATCCTTGGTCAAAATCTGGTGGACACGATGACGGACCTGCTCCCATTGTTTAACGGTTGGGAATATAAGACTTGAATGCCCCGAGGATTGGCATAATAACTCTCGCATCACGCGAAGCCTGCATATCCCTCCACCCAAGAAGGGTAGGACTTGCAGCCTGGTTCTGAGTGCGATAAGGGGCGAGTGTAGATGCCATGCGGATAAAACGAGTGTGTTCGGATGCATCGCCAACCATTGCACGGCGCACAGGGGGGTTTACCTGACCATAGGGAGAAGTAGGCATTTTGTTTTAGGGACGAGAAGATAATGGACGAGTTCTCAAACCTATTGCGAATCTACAAAGATAACTACTCTGCTTATCGGGTTTCGGGCAATATAGCCCACAAAACCGCATATGAATCTGCACTTTCAATGATTAATAAAAAACTCGAATCCTCACAGAGACGGCTTGCCGATGATGGAGCGTACATTCAAACCTTCTTGGACCGGTATTCGGATGTCAACCCAAGAATTGATGAACTTCAAAAGAAATCTCAGAATATTCAGAAAATAGGACCTGCCCTTCAAAATGAGTTTGAAGTTTCAAAGCGCATCAATGCGGCGCCCCAGGTTCAGCCGATAAACGAGAGTTACCTGTATGTAAAGGGAGCCATTGTTATCGGAATGCTCGTTATTGTTGGGATCGTAGGAGCCTTGTAACCCCCTTTCCACATAAGAACAAAAAAGAAGATCACGGAGACAATTGCAAGAGCCACCGCATACCAGAAAAATACACCGTTAAACTTTACTTCTTGATGTCCGCGTAATGCCCTAAGAGTAGCAACCTGGTCGCGCTCATCGAGTAGGTTATTATAATCTTTTTGGACACTTACAAGCTTTCTAACAAGATCATCGCGATGCCGTTCAATATGCCCAGCGTCTTCCTTAACCTTTGCAAGTTCGACTAACATTGAGTCGAGGAGCGCCGATAACTCCTTGTTTAGCTTTTTGATTTGATCTATATTTGGATTGTTTGATGCAATCAGCGCATCGTATTCTTTACGCTTTAATACGTAGTTCCGTTCTAGGACATCCATTTATACTACTCTGCAGCATTTACATCTTCAACGCAGTGCCGATAATATAAACTCCGTCCAGCGGTATCCGAGTGGCGAGTCACTTCAATGATATCACCTGGGATCGCCCCGATCCACTTCACCATCGTGTCCTGCGAATCAATTGCGGGCAATGGCTCTGGCGATGAAATCTTATACAACTCAAAGACCTTTGTCTTCTCCTCTTCGGACAGAATACGATGAGGCATGGCCATCCGGTGAGTCGTGATGTCGAACTGAAGTTGCCAAATATGGAAGAAGGTAAGCCTCTTCTTAGCATGAGACTTTGCAAGTCGCAGGACATTCTCGGAAGGAGGCGACATGGCTACGATAATAACCCCGGTTGTATGCCCGTTCTCCTCTGCAAATGCAAGGATATTTGCGATATCGCCTGCAAGGACCTTATCCTTCTGGCTAAAGCAGACAAGTATTGTTCCGATCGTGTATAGCGTCACCTTCTCCATCTTCTTGGCGTCCGTTGTAACTCGCTCGGTAGCAGTGTCGAGCTTGCGACGACCCAGCATAATACGAAGTGTAGAAAGTGCAGTTTCCTCCATTGTATCTCGTCTTCCTTACTGGTTATGTCATTCGTTTTTTTCGGGCAGATGAACAATGAAGCAGTGGCTCTGGTTTTTAGTCGCTCTCGTGGCACTTGCATTTGTTATGAAGGTTCTTCCTGGAATGGAAAAGTTTTATGGTGGACCACCTGAAGGTAAGATGATTGATAACAGTCAGCAGAAGCGCGCAATGGCACTTGAGGACTCGTCGTATTCGCAAAGGACCAATCACTTTGTTCAGAACAACGATGTGGGAGCTGCGACTGGTATGTCAACGCCCTGGCAAGTGAATCAATGGAGTTCTAAGATTTAGGCAACCGTAGAGAGAAGAACTAATGAAAGCAAAAATCCCAAGGGCTCTTCGCGAACAGGTATGGCTTCTTCATGTAGGTCCTAAGTTTCAATACAAATGCAAGGTCTCGTGGTGTACGAATACCATGAATGTGTTTGATTTTCAATGCGGGCACAATATTCCAGAATCCAAAGGTGGAAAAACAGACGTCCAAAATCTTATTCCAATTTGCTCACGTTGCAACCTGAGCATGGGCTGTCAGTTCACAATCGATGAATGGAATAAGAAGTTTGCATCAAGACACCGATCTTGGTATACGAGAGTGTGTCATTGGTTTAGAGGTCAAGAGTCGGAACCTTCGGCGGTGGTGCTTCCGGCCGCGTCCCGGCCGCGCGATGCCGTTCAACATCATCCCAAAATGCGCGCAGTTCTGAAAGATGATCCGAAAGCCAGTTTGGATCTTTAGGAACAAAGTCCTTCTTGATATCGGTTAAGATCCAATAGATGTATTGGTGATCCTCTGTGAGAGAACACTGCCATTCATGAAGATCGACTTTATCTGGCTTATAATCAACCTTTCCATTCTCATCTACCGCAAAGACGCCCTTGGTCTCTGTGGCTACATCCCACTGAGTAAAATTCACCTGCTTGAACCGGAACTCAACATACTCGCACTCATCAATTCCCGTGCACTCCATTTGCATTTGCATTTGGTGCACGTAATAACTCGGGATCTCATCTTTGCGAGCACGGCTCATTGGACACTTGAACTCAACCAGGCGCCCATATCGATGCGGATCAGCATCTGCATACTTGGGAATAATCAGACCGTCTGGAGATGCACCCAAGAACGAATGAACTGGATGCTGACAACAGCCAACATCAATGATCTCACACTGTGTCGTATCCTCGTAGATCTTCTTTGCAATCGGCTCAAATCGCGTTCCCCATATCAATGCAGGGATCGGATTCGACCCATCCGACCTCGTAGGTGGATCCAGCTTCTTCTCCAGAAGTTCAAGGCGAGATGCAGGTGTCTGCCACACTTTGGAGACTTCTGATGCGGTAATCATCTTGCCACGAGTATTTAGCCACGCATCTGTGCGTTGGTCATTCTTGCCATAGAGGCGAACGGTTCTCTCGAATGCACGATCACGCATCCACAGGCGACCCACGTTTCCCATCATCAATTTCTGTGTCGCCTGCATAACCTCCCTCCTCAGGAGGCGGTACGAGAGTCCGGGGGCTAACGACTTGCAAAGGATTATGAACCGACGAAGACGGACATTCAGTTGTGTATATGGACGATCCTCCAGTAGGTACGAGGACAGCGCATCCTCCATTGGGGTTCTCTATCTTGCTCTCCGAAAGTTCGTTTTGGAGCCGACTCAAACGAACTTCGAACTCACCGGGACCCATGGTTCCAAGTTCATTTGCGCGACTAAACATATCCTCATACATCTTCTTGAACGCGATGTCATATGCATCCATCTGGTCAAGCGGAAATCCTGCTTCCTCAACAGTCCATGAAACCTCGCCCTCCTTAAACACAGGATCAGGAAGTTGAGGCTGATCACGAAGCATTTCAAGGAACGTATTATATTCCTTATCGCCTTCAGGCATCATAAAAAGACCCGGAGTCGTTGCCTCCATAATCCCACCGGATTCACGAAGACGGCTAATCACCTCTCCTGTGCATACTGCAGTCATGACACCGAGACCCTCATCAGGAGGAGGGCGTTCAACAAACTCTACATTCGGATCCATGATTGTCGTGGGAGCATTGATCTCAGCCATTTGTCTTTATCCTACCGACCCACTTTAAGCGAGAATACCGCAGTAAGAATACAAAAATGGAGGTCATCCAGAATCGCGATCATTGGGTTCTTCACCGCCTGCAAGGTTTCTACTCAATCCCCGAAAACTTCACAAAGGTTCAAACCATCCTCTCAGGGGACTCCCGTATCAGCTTACGTCTTTTGGACTGGCTAGTCACTAATTATGCAAAGAAGCACAATGTATCATATCTCGCAACCGGCAATCGCCATGTGGTTGTGTATCTTGCCTACAAGTCTCACCTGAAGGCGTATAGCAAGAAGATGTTTGACCCGTTCTGCCGTTGGAAGCGAATCCAGTTTATGGGACTCGACACGACGGTTGGACAGCTCAACTTCTTTGAGTGGGCAATCCAGGACGAGGTTCTCAAGTATCTAGAGGACAACTATGATGCAATCCACGCAGATATGGAGGCATGCTCCACAACCATTCAGCCCAAGACGGCTGAGGACGGCACTCGCAGGAAGAGGCACGAACTGAGCCGATCAGCAACAAAGGCTGTGCGTCATCACGACGTCAATGTTGTCGTATCGTTTAATTAATGCAGTCAATCCTTGACCCAACTGTTATTTATCAAAACGTATCCAGGGACATTTGTGAACATGACGTTGATGTCGTGTCCGATCTCTGGAACATGGATGATCGTGATGTCTATCGGGGTTCCCGCGATACACAGTACTCTCATGCGAATGTTTATTGGTTGTATTCTGAAGAACTGACGCGCGTTGGACTCATTGAACATTCTCTGACCAACCACGCCGACTTTCGTATTTTGTGGTTTTATGAGAACCCGTTTGCAACCTTCCTGCAGGAGGACGGATGGACGCAGGATGATAGTTTGTGGACGGTGGTATCGCAAACAGCAGTTGAACGTTTTCATTCAGAGGAGTGGATGACCCCTCATCAGATCCTGGAGGCGTGTCTTTATGGGGACTCGCGTATTGTCACCCTTGAGACGCTTTTGGATCCACCGACTGTTCATGGATGCTCGGGGTGTGGGACGCGCTCGCTCAAACGATTGGCATGTGAGAATATGACTGGCGAATTGACCTTCCCAGCCAAGGAAAAAATTGTTTTTATAGACGATGATCTGTTCGTCTGTGTTCCACCTAGTGGATCACGTGTTTGGGAGTTGGTTGGACTTGCACCTACATCGCCGCACCCACGGGCCGACGGCGTGCCACCTTTGCTGGTGCAGGAGGCGCTGCAACCGGAGCGGGAGCCGGTGCTGGAGGAGTCTCAGTTGACTCGTCCTCCTGCTGTTCCTCCTGCTCCTCTGTCTCCTGAGGAACCTGCACTGCCTGAGGCACATCCTCCGTCTCCTCCGGCTCAAACAGCTGAGCAGCCGAGACGCGTGCCTGAGCAGACACCTGTGCATACGAGATTCGCCACGTCACTCCAAATCCCTGCCCGGACACGTAGATACTCGGGTTGACGATGAACCGAGCCTCCATGCGCTTCGGGAAGACCGACTCCAGGTTCTCAGGAGTCAGCGGAATCGGGCGATTCGCCATGTCCACCGCGTCCATGTTGACCGTTGGAACACCCCTGTCGTTAGGGTAGACCGGGACCTTCATGCGGAAGCTTGGCGGATACTTCCCGTTCGGCACCCACTCGGCACCCTGCTTCTCCACGCTAGGGCTGACCAGCGACTTCATGCTGTCGCGAAGGACGTCCTCCTTGCGCTCGCGACCAAACCACGACTTGGACTGCGCCACAGCCGTCTTGATCACCTTCTCCTCAAGATCCTTGAGGAAGTTGTACATCTGACCGACCTCACCTGCTTCGGCTGGTGCACGCTCCTTCGCATAGGAGTCGCACCCGCGCAGGCTAGCGAGCATCGTGTAGTTAGTGCCG